TTTAATGTTATTTTTATTTATTATGGATTCTAAAGGTATATGTGATTCTGAATTAGTTGGTCTAGTTGAAGGAGACGATGGTTTATTTGGTGTACCTTCTACTATTCCTTTACCTACTCCATTAGATTATTTAAATCTAGGATTTACAATTCTAATTAATGAGATTATTGATCCTCGTCAAGCTTCATTTTGTAGGTTGATTTTTGGTGAATCAGAGCAATGTATTAGGGATCCTAGAAGGTTTTTTTCCTTTTTTTCTTGGACTTTTAACATTTGTGGTAAATATAAGTTAATGTGTCAATATTTACGTGCAAAGGCATTATCTGTTTTATATGAGACACCTCAATGTCCTATTGTTGCTATTTTAGCTCATAGAGCTTTATTATGTACTGAGGGTTATGCTCCTAGATTTATTAATGATGGTTACCATTATATTCCTCATGATTTGATTAATATTCCTAAATTAAATATTTTACCATCTACACGATTATTATTTGCTAATACTTATAATATAAGTGTTCATGATCAATTTTTAGTGGAGAGTTTAATTAATAATGGTGAATTAAGTAAAGTTAAGTTTTGCATTCCCCCATTACATGATTCTTTTATATATTTTAATAGATATGTTCGTTAGGTCCAGGACTTTTATAGGTGTGGTGATTTCCTTAAATTCACCCATTTATCACTTATGTTAAGTGACATGGTAATGACTTACTCGTCTTCCACACTGACGTTAAATGTGAGGGGTTGTTCGAATAAATCCGGATAATATTAATTTTATTTTAATTTGGTTTATTTTATAAAATGGTTCGTTCTGCTGCTGCTAGAAAGCGTCAACGGCAGAATCGTTTATTAAGATTACGTGCTGGTGTTGTTGCCCCATATATTTTAACTGGTGCTGGTCCTACTAAAGTAAAGAAAGCGAAAAAGCCTACTGTTCCTAAAGTTCCTAAGGCACCACAACCAACAAGAACACCTGTTGGAGATGCTATTGCTGGTATAGGTGGTGTGTTAGGTGAGTTAGGTGGTAGTTATTTATTTCCTGGTGTGGCTGGTATCGGAAATGCAGGTAAGGCTGTTGGTGATGCTATTGGTGGTGGATTGTCGAAAATATTAGGTTTTGGTGCTTATAAAGTTTCTAAAAATTCTTTAATTTCTCCACCAAATGTTCCTTTCATGCATTCTACTCGTTCTTCCTGTAGGATTTGTGATAGGGAATATTTGGGAGATATTATTTCATCATCTACTGCTGGTAGTTGGTTATCAACTTCTTATACTATTAATCCTGGTTTAGCTGCTACTTTTCCTTGGTTATCTAATATTGCTGTTAATTTTGAACAATATAAAGTTCACGGTTTAGCATTTTATTTTCGTGCTACTTCTGCTGTATTTAATGCTACTAATCAAGCATTAGGCACAGTTGTTTTAGCTACTAATTATAATGCTTTAGCACCTGCTTATTTAAATAAAGTCCAAGCTGAATCTTCTATGTGGTGTACCTCTGGTAAGCCATGTGAAGATCAGTTAGGACTTATTGAATGTGATCCTAAGCAGACTACTGGTAATGATTTATTTTTCATTCGTTCAGGTGCTGTACCTTCTGGTCAAGATGCTCGTGAATTTGATATGGGTCAATTTCAAATTGCTACTGTTGGTGTTGCAGCTGCATCCCAGAATTTAGGTGAATTGTGGGCTATTTATGATGTTGAATTTTTAAAACCTTATAATGGTTCTAATATGGGTTCTAGTTTACCTGCTGCACATTATTATAATATTACTAGTGCTGATGTCACAGCATCTTATCCTTTAGGTCAAACGCATACATTAATGAAGTATGATAATATTGGCTTGACTTTATCTTCTACTGTGATTACTATTCCTGTTGGTACTGTTGGTAGTTTTATGTTATCTATAATTTATACTGGCACTTCAACAGCTAGTTTATCAAATCCATCTATTTCACCAGTTAATGCTGTTGTTAAATCAGTTTTTACTACTAGTGCAACTGTTGATAATAGTGGATTTATTGCAATTGCTAATGGTGGAACGTCTACCCAAATGAATTTAATATATACTTTTGTAATAAATCCAGGGTATTCTTCTCCCACTACACTTACACTTGGCACTGGTGGCACTTTACCAGCTACTATTGTAGATTTCGACTTGTTTTTGTTGCAAATCAACAATAACTTGTCTTAATCTATATTAAGTTATTTTGGTTGACTTGTTATATAAATTAAGTTTAAGTTAATTAATTAATCTAAGTTTGTTATAATACTGGTTCTATACTGGTAGCTTACGATGATTAATTAATTGCTGTGTA